CGTAGAGCGTGCCTTCCTGCACGAAGATAAACAAGCCGGCCGAGATCTCTTCGGGCGTGTCGACGTCGGTTGCCCGGGTCCAAGGGCCGGCGGCGACCACGTAGACGCCGTTCTGCGATGCCGTGCTCTGGTTCTTGACCAGCACGCGGTCCCCGGCGACCAGGGACACGCCGTCGATCGTCTGCTCGCCCGAGAGCGTGATGTTGGCCGTCGTGGCGGCGCGGGCTGCGTCCTTGACCGCGAGGCCGGCGCGGGAGGCGTCGACATAGGCCTTGGTGGCCGCGTCCTGGGGGCTCGTCGGATCAGCCAGGCTGGTGATCTTCTGGCTGTTGAACGAGACGGCCGAGGTGGGTGCGCTCAGCTGGTCCAGGCGGTTGGTCCGGACCTGCGTGTCGAAGTCGCTGATCTTGGCGGCGGTGATCGTCGGGATGTCGGTCGCGTCGAGGCTTGCACCGGCGGTGGCGCGGCCCTTGCTGTCGACGGTGAGCTTGGTGTAGGTGCCAGCGGTCACGCCGCTGTCGGCCAGGGTCACCGTGATGGAGGTCGCGCCGGAGCCTGTTGCATCGCCCGAGAGGGTAATCGTCTCGTTGCCCGAGGAGGAGGTGATCGCGGCCTTCACGAAGGCCGTGGTGGCGAGCTTGGTCGAATCGTCCGTGGAAAGCTGGGTGGTGGCGGTAGCCACGGCCTGCGTGAGGTCGACCGAGCCGGTGAAGGTCTTGGTCCCGGCGATGGTCTGGTCGCCGGACTTGGCGACATAGCCGCCATTGCCGCCGATCGCCACGACGCTGGTAGCGTTGCCGCTGCCGTCGTCGCCCTTACCGTAATAAAGGACGTCGTCGACTTCGTTGAAGGCCAGCTCGGCGTTCTTGAGGCTGGAAGGGGCGCCTACGTTACCGGTGGCACGGCGCTTGATGCGGATTACGTTTGCCATTTAAAAAAAACCTCCGTCGAGTAAGTCTTCCTGTGGAAGACGGGTTATGACGCCGTCGAGGTAGATGATGGCATCCCCATCACGGAGCCCTGTTGCGTCGAATTCTATCCCATCGATACGTGGGAGTGGCGTTCCTGGCGGCAGGCGCGGCGGAACGTAGCCCTGGTCTTCATCCTCCGGCACGCTGGACATCAGAAATTGCCCCCATTGGTCAGGTTCTGCTGCGGCACCGGCACGACCGCCTGGCCGTTGAAGCCGAGGGCGGACCCGTTCTGGATGCCCTGCAGGCTGAACGTGACGCCCGAGATGGTGTTGACCGACGGCGGCGGGGCCGACTGCCCCACGCCGGTGTGGCTGCGGATATCGAAGCTCACCGAGGCCGAGACCCAGTCGGGCTCCTGGCGGACCGCGGTGCGCTGGGTCTTGATGACCTGGCCCAGATTGCCGTTGTAGTAGAGCGAGGAGGCCGGCTGGAAGAGGGCCAGAACGGCGCCGACCTGCTTTTCCAGCGGGCGCAGGCCCAAGGAGACCGGGTAGTAGAAGGCCAGGTTGCAGGTGAGGATGTGCTCGACCACGGCACCATCGCCGATCGAGCGCACCACCGAGGAAACCGGCCGCACGGTCTCGCGAAAGAAGGGCTGGGTGCGCACCGGCGTGAACTCACGGCCCTCCCATGCGCGCCCGGCCACGAGCCCGGCATCGGCTCGGCGCTGGCCGGCGGCCGCCTCGGTGGTCAGACGGCGATCCAAGGTCAAGGTGAGCGGCACCACCTCGCTCACGATAAAGGAGCTGTTGTTGGCGGCCACGCCGAAACCCGATGTCTCGACCTGGTCGCCGGGCTGGAAGCCTTCGTCGACGAAGCTGCCGGAGGTGCGGACGATCTTGCCGTTGGCCACGGCGAGCGTGGTCAGGCCCGTCGTATAGACGCGCAGCTGCAGCAGCCGCTGTCGGATGGCGGAGCGCATGTCGGCGTGGAGGGTAGCGGCGTTGCTCATTTGCGGATCTTCAGCTCTTGGGCGATCTTCTCGACGACGGCGGGCCAGGCCTTCACATTATCCGCCACGAAGAAGCGTCCCGGGGTTTTCGACGTGCCACTTTCGACAAAAGGCCCGTAGGCGGTGTTGTTGATGAGCCAAACCCGGTCCCCGGCCTGCACGCCTTCGAACGTCAGGCCAATGTCGGCCATGGTCGCAGCGCCGCTCGGGTCGGCAGCCTTCTCCTGAACCGTGGGCTCGATCCCGATCGATGGCTGCCAGTTGCCGCGCAAGAATCCTGTGTCGACCGGCGTGTCGCGCACGACGCGCTCGGCAACCTCGTAGGCCGACTGGCGCAGCAGCGCGTCGAGCTTGTCCCCGGCCCTGGTGGCCCAGGTGCCCAGCTGCGCCTTGAACTCCTTCCCGGAGGTCACGATCAGCGCTCCGCGTAGGCGGATGTGATGATAGGCCCGTCGCCGGATGGATCGGTCGTGCTGGACCAGAAGATGGTCCAGACATAGCCCTGCCAGGCAACGGTGTCGCCGGGCTCGGGGATGATGGTCTGGTCTTTCTGCGCAAACGTGATCTGGATGGCGCGCTTGCCGACGAGCGAGCCCACCTCGAACTCTGCGGCCTTGCCTGGCGGCAGGACGATGGCCTTGAAGACGTGCTCGGTGCTGGTCGTGGTCTCGACCTGGGTCACCGGGTCGAACGCGCTAGTGGTGCGGCGGGTGACCGTGAGGTCACCGCCCTTTTTGGTCAAGAGCGAGGCGGCGAGGTCGATCGCGGCCTGGTACTTGGCCATGGGTCAATACTCCGCCCCGGGAGCAGGGTTCTTGTGCTGGTCGAGGACGAAGTAACCGGTGTCGGCACCGCCGAACTTGGGCGTGCCCATGAGATCCTTCTTTTCCTTCTTGTAGGGCTCCAGGAGGTTCATCGCGAAGGTGAACCAGCGCCCGACAGGGGCCCCGTCCTTGTAGGTGACCGAGATCCCGGCCACCGATTCGCTCTGCACCTGGCCGCCGCGGTCGAGGTCAGCGTAGAGCTCGCCGGAGAGGGCGCGAAAGGCCAGCTCCGCCGTCGCGTGCTTGACGCGCATCGGGACGCCGGTCACGAGCAGTCCCGACCAGTCGTAGAGCTCCTCGCGTGGAAATTCCAAGGCCTGCGTCGCCAGCAGCCGCTGCGCCTTGTAGCGCTGGATGGTGTCGACGTACTGCGTGCCCAGCCGGAGCTTCTGCTCGATCAGCTGGTCGGCAAAGGCCGAATAGTCGTAGCCCCGGTCGTCGGCGTAAGCCTTGAAGGCCGCCAGGGAAATGTAGCTGTCGGCATCGGTCAGGCCGGTGCCGTTCTCGACAATGAGCGCCATGGCTGCTTACCCCGCAGCCTGCGCCAGCGCCTCGTCCTTCGTCATGGGGCCGGCGAGCTCATTGCCGTCGGCATCGACGACGAACCAGCGGCCGAAGCCCTTGTGCACCGCCTGCTTGCCAGCGGCGCCCACAACGGCCTCCAGGGCCTCTTGTGGCTGCTCTTGGGGTGCCAGGTCCTGCGCATCGCTCGAGGCCGGCTGGGGCCGCAGCAGGGCCGCCGCAGCGGGGGCCAGAGGCGTGATGATGCGGGCCTCGTAGAGCTGACGTAGCCGCCTTGCGCCCAGGGCATCCTTCTCGATCCTGTCACCTGGCGTATAGGCGCGTCCGTTCAGCGTCACGGGTTTGCTCGCCTGGAACTCATAGTCGGGCGAGAAAGGAAGGGGGTGGGCAAATCGGCTCATGTGTGTCCTCGTGCGGAAAAGGAGGTGGGGGGCCGGAGCCCCCCGTCCGTTAGGCGACGATGCTATCCCAGAAGAAGCCCAGGTCGGCGGACACGAGCTTCTGATCAAATGCCATCTCGATCTCGACGCGGTCCGACTTGATGTGCTCCATGCGGAACGAGCGGATGCGGTTACCTTCAGCACCGGAGCCCAGGAGGCCGGTCCAGGAGAAGGTGTAGCCCGCGGTGGGGGTCATCAGGCCAGGAGCGGTCGCGGCGTAGCACAGGAGCGCCTTCTTGCCACCGATGAAGGCGTGGCTGCTGGCGGCGCCTTCGGTAGCCGTGTTCTCGATGGCGTTCATGACCACGACCTCGTCCACGCCCAGGAGGCGTGCCAGGGTGTCCTGGCCGGCCATGGCGGGAGCACCCGCGGTCTGGCCGTACTTGATGCGGTCGATCACGTCGGGGTGGTCGAGCAGCGCGTCGTAGACCGCACGGCCCAGCACGAGCTTGTTGGGCTCGAAGCCGGTGCTCTGGGCGATGGTGCGCTTGGCGTCACGCACGTTCTCGATGGGGGTCGAGTTGGCGTCGTTCCACTGCAGGACCTGGTTACCGGAGGCGTTGGAGGACACGCCATCCCAGTCGTTGGTCCAAAGACCGCCGGCGAAGAACTTGGAGACGAAGAGCTTCTCGCGCTTGATCAGGGCCTTGTGGGTCACGAAGGCGGTGGCCTCGCGATCGGGGTTGAGAGCGGCGTCGGCATTGGCGCGCACCTCGTCCGGGATGTCCTTGTGGAAGGCGTAGACCGGAGCGTAGTAGGTGGGCGTGTTGTCGAGCGTGTAACCGCCGCCGGAGGACTCGGTCGAAGGAGCGCGCTCACGCATCTCGTCGCGGTTGAAGTCGCCGCGATCGTAGGTGTAGTAGCGGTCGCTCTGCTTGCTGACCGGAATGTTGGGGAACACCCGCGACGCCACGAAGTTGTTGGCGTTCTGCAGGAAGGCGACCGAAATGTTCGTCAACGGGGCGTTGACGTGGACATCACCAGGGGTTGGCTGCATGGCAGTTTCCTTTCAATAAGGGGTTAAGCCGCGGTGGTCGGCACAGCGCCGGCCAGCGTCACGAGGACCGAGATCACTTCACCGGAAGCGCCGCCCGTGAGCGCCACGCCGATGACGTTGGAGCCGATCAGCGGGTCAGCCGCAGCGCCCGAGTCGGAGGTGTCGGTGCGGCCGCCGGTATGAGCGACAACCTTGCCGTCGACATTGGAGGTCACGAGGGCGCCAGCTGCGACGCTACCGCCAGCGACAGCCTTGGACACGCCGCCGACGCGGATCGTGCCGGCCTGGCCGGAAGCGGGGTCGTTCTGCAGGAAGCCCACGGCTGCCTCACCGGCAGCAGCGAGTACGGCACGGCCGCTGGAGTTGACCTTGACCGCGTAGAACTGCTTTGCGGACAGGTCGGCACCAGCAACCAGGGTGATATCAAGACCGTTTTGTTGGAAGGCCATTTGGGTTCTCCTTTACGAGTGTTTGGCCCCTACACGCGCCGTTTGGCGATGTAGGCGTTGTAGAGCTGCGGGTTCTGATCCATGGCCGCCACGTAGGCCTGCTCAGGGGTCAGCTTGTCGTTTGCCTTGCGGATCTCGTCGGCCTTGGCCTTCAAGAGCGCTTCGGGATCGCCGTCGACCGCGCTGTCGCTGCCGATCGCCTTGAAGAGGTCGGACTTGCCGGAGACCTCAGCGGCGCTCTTGAGCATCTGCTCGACCAGCGTTGCGTCCTCGGCCGTCGTCGTGCCCTTGGCGATGCGCAGAAGCAAAGGACCGACCTTCTCGGCGTCGCCGAAGCCCAGATCCTTGGCCTTGGCGATGGCGTCCTTGGTCTCGGCCTCGGACTTCATCTTGGCCAGCTGCTCGGTGGCTTCCTTGGCCTGAGCCTCGGTCTCCTCCAGGCGCTTGCGGATCGACTCGGGCAGGGACTTCATGACCTCGTCCTCTTCCTCGCCGTCCTCTTTCATCATCTGCTTGCCGCCGTAGCCTTTCTTGGCCTTGGCCTGCTCGATCTCGCTGTCCTTGGCCTTGATGACGTCTTGTGCCTCGGCCAGCGCTGCGTCCTGCTCCTCGACGCGCTTGGCGAGCTCGGCGAGCTTGGCCTCCGCGTCCTCGAGCGATTTCGTCAATTGCTCCAGATCCATCGTTAACTCCTCATCTGCGGCTTGCGCCGCGTCGTTGCCGGAAGTGGCGAGCCCTTTGATCAGCTCATCCACCGCGTTTTCGACGACCGAACGATCCTCGTCGTCGGTTGCGAGACCATCCAAGGTCTCGCGGAACTTTGTGACCGGGTCGGCCTTCGCCAGGCACTGGCCCTTGGCCATGCAGGCACCGCGGTTGGGGCAGCCCGGGCAGGGCTTGAAGTTCGGATCGGCCTTGGCCTTGACGATCACCACCTTGGCGTCGCCGTTGGCCGGGTCGTCGACCAGGCTGATCTCATCGATTTCCATCTGCGTCAGTTTGTTGGCCATCATGCCTCCGTCTTGGTGCGGCGGCCCTTGCCGCCGATGCTGAATGCGCGCAGCTCGCCCGAACGGACCCGTTTGCGAATGCCCTCGTCCAGGACCTCCATGCCGATCCACCAGCCGCGGCGCGGGTCGGTGACGCCCAGGGCATTGGCGAAGGCGTCGTCGATCAGGACCGATTCCACCACCTCGCCGACCTGGCTGCCCTTGTGCATCGCCTTGGCGACGCGGGCCTCGGTGACGAAGCGGTGCGCGGCCTTGCGCAGCTCGTCCATCTCGATCACGTCGCCCTGATAGTCCTCGACCGGCATCCCGTTGACCGAGACGACGGAAGCCCACCCGCGCACGTACCGGCCGCTGCGGTCTGCTTTCTCGAACTCGAAGTTAACGGAGAAGCGCATGTGATCCTCAATAAAAAAGGCCGCTCTCGCGGCCTTCGACAATGGAGCCTGAGTTGCTGTTGCCGTCTATCTTATCCCGAAATCACCAGCGGGATACAAAAGACGCAGCAAACGGCCTCGCTCACTCGGTGAACGGCTCTTCCGGCTCGTCGTTGGCCGGCGGCAGCCCGAGCAGCAGATTGGTCCAGTCCAGGATGCGGCCCTCGAGCGCGTCCTTGCAGCCTTCCTCGTCCCGGTCGTCGACCAGGTCCTGCAGGAGCGCGTAGACCTCATGCGCCAGGACGGCCATGACCTGGGTCATGGTCTGGGCCTCGTCGCCCTCCTGGGGCACGAGCTCGGGCATCGACTTGCGGGCGAAGGCCACGACCCCGGGCCCGTTCCAGTCGCCGATCGAGGTGAACTCCTCGTTCCGGCCGGCGAAGATCTCGCCCAGCCGGCGGCACTCCTGCTCGTCCAGCGCCGCGGCCTCCTGGGAATACATCGAGCCCATGCCGCAGGCGGCGAAGCGCTCGCAGATGCCGCCCACGAAGGCGCGGACCAGGTTGTGCACGACCTCCGGGTCGCCGAGGTAGAAGTTGTCGCCAGCGGGTGGCGCGGCCTTGTCCAGGGCGATATGCCAGCCGGAGGAGGTCTGGTAGCGGTCGATGTCTCGGGTCATGGCGGGATGTTACCTCAATCGGTTGGCAGGATGAGCACTTCGACGAGCCAGTTGCCGGAGGTGAATCCGTCCTTGTCGCCGGCCGGCTGCTTGGTCACCCGCTGCACCAGCATCCGGGTGTTGGGCGGGAGCAGGACTTCCTTCTCGCTGCTGTGGTTGCTGAAGGCCCCGCCATCGGGGTCGGAGCCCGGGCCCACATAGAGCCCCTTCACCCCCGGGCCCACGGTCATCTTGTACTGCACGCCGCCGCTCCAGACGCCCGGGGAAAGGGAGGTCGACGAGATCGCCGGCTCCTGCAGGATCTTGCCCGTCGACTTGACGAGCTGCGCCACGTCCGAGGAGCTGAGCTCGATCTTGCGCGAGAGGATGGTCCCCGGCTGGATGTCGTGCGAAAGGGTCTTCAGCGCCTGGGCCGCGGACTTTGCCTTCGCGTTCGGGTTGCCCTTCCAGAGCGACGGGTTGATCTCCTTGTAGCCGCTGCCGGTGTAGGACCTGAGCGCCTGCTTCTGCGTCGTCGGCATCTTGGCGATCAGGTCCTTGGCCGTCTTGGCGTAGGTCTTTTCGGTGACCTGGCCGGACTTGTAGGTCAGGGTCTGGCTGATCCCGACCTCGTGGTTGCTGACCGCGCCCGGCGTGCCCAGGACGACGTAGTAGCCGATCTTCTGCACCGCCGCCCCGTCCAGGGCGCCCTTGTGGGTCGGGTAGCTCGCCGCCAGCTGCGCGACCGGGTTGTTGCCGTCGAAGC